CGCTCTGTTTCGTATATCCCAAACCAGTTCGAACTAGCCGAAACTGGCCACAACTGGCCAAGACTAGAAACGATCACGCCCGACGACGCGCCAACGCGGGCCGATGAGATATTGGGTGTTTCTAAAACGCTTCTAGGTATCGACTTAATGCCGTGGCAATATCGAGTAGCCCAAGGTTTAACGGCCATGGATAACGAAGGTAATTATTTACGTCGTGTTGGGTTATCGTCCGTAGCGCGGCAATGCGGAAAAACGCAACTTATGGCGGCGCTTATTGCTTGGCATTTAACCGTTGAAGGACCTAGGCGCGGTACGCCCCAACTGGTTATTAGTGTGGCCCACAAGTTAGACCTAGCCGTAAGTTTGTTTAAATATCTAGCCCCGTACTTAGAGGAACATTACGGCGCTACGGTTTCATGGTCCTACGGCCGTAACGAACTAACAGTATTAGACCCGGCAGGCGTTAAGCACCGTTGGCTTGTTCGTGCGGCGACCCCGCAGGCGGGCCACGGTTACAGCGCCGATCTAGTGACGGTGGACGAAGTATGGAACGTATCCGAAGCGGCCATAGACGAAGGTTTATTACCTACGCAACGCGCACGGCGTAACCCGTTGTTTTGTATGTTCTCTACGGCAGGTACGCAACACAGTACCGCTATGTTGCGTTGGCGTTCCCAAGGGTTAAAACAGATAGACGCGGGCGACGTTGGCCCTATGTATTTTGGATCGTGGGAACCGCCACCGGGTTTAGACCCTATGACCCCCGAAGCATGGGCGTACGCAAACCCCGCGCTTGGCTACACGCTCGATATGTCCGTTTTAGAGGCCGAAGCAAAAGGCCCTAACCGTTCGGCGTTTTTGCGTTCTAGCGTAAATATTTTTGTCGCTTCGTCTACTGGTTGGCTAGAACCGGGGTTATTTGAGACGCTACAAACCGACCAAGAAATACCTAGCGGGGGCGTGTTGTCTATTGAAAGTTCCATAGACGGCGGTTACTACGTTGGGGTACGGGCCGTACAAGTAGAACAGAAAACGTTTGTAACGGTGGCGTTCCACGTTGAAAGTTTGGCGGCCATGTGGCAGGCCGTCGAACAAGAACTATCTACCACCCATTCCCTACGGTTAGCGTTACCGCCTAGCCTTGAAATATCTTGCCCCCCTAAATGGGAACCGCGCCGTACGATCGTCGGCTACCGCGAGTTAGGCAAGTGGACCGCGCCAGTTCGTTCAATGATTATCGAAGGCCGTATAGCCCATAGTGGATCGTTGTTACTTATGGAACACGTCGAACGCGCAACAATGGTTAAACACTTGGGAACCGTGGCACTTTCTAGCGCCCGTTCGCCGGGGCCTATCGAGTTAGCCCGTTGTATGGTTTTTGCCGTTGCGTTGGCGTCACGACCCGCGCACACGGGTAAACCTTCAATAGTTATCGTTGGGCGTTAGTGTTATAGGGCGTCCGTCGTTGGCGGTTCGTCGGGGACATTCCGACGGCGGGCGTTCCCCCACTAGTAACTAAAAAAGGCGTACTATTCCGCTATGGCATTCTTTACCCGTAATCGTTCCGCACAAATGGCGGTAAGCGAGGAACCCGCAACGAAGGCCGCTATTGGTTATGGATCTAATGCGGGCGCTTCTCAAATTGGTAATTTCTATGCCTACATTGACGGCAACGCCCGCCAACGCGCTATGGGCGTACCTGCTATTTCACGATCGCGCGACCTAATCGCTTCTATTGTCGCCACTATCGGTTTTAAGTTTTACCGTAAACAATGGAACGGTGAGGAAATGGAACGCGTCTATATTGCGCCGCGTTCATGGGCCGAACGGCTAGACCCAACCGTAACTAACAACTTTATTATGGCGTGGACATTCGACGATCTATTCCATTACGGGCGGGCTTTTTGGCACGTTCAAAGTAGGACGGCCGACGGCTACCCCGCGACTTTTACCCGTTTACCGTCCGCGATGGTGACGAGTCAGGACCAAGCGGGTCCGGTGTGGTTCGGACCGTCGAACCAATTACTATTTAGTGGTTTACAAATTGACAGTAACGAAGTTATACAGTTCCTAAGCCCTATACAGGGTTTGCTATACATGGCACAAGGACCGATAAACACGGCTATTCGTTTAGAGGACGCCGCATGGCGTAACGCGGCTTCGGCAATTCCAGCCGGCGTTCTTAAACAAAAGTCAGGCGAACCATTGACCGCACAAGAAATGCGCGACATGGCCCAAGCGTTTAACGAAGCCCGCGCTACAAACCAAACGGCTTTTATCTCACAAGAACTAGATTACGAAGCGACCACGGCAACCCCAGATAAAATGCTTTTGGTTGAAAGTCGCGAGTTCCAAGCAAAAGAACTAAGCCGTTACGCAAACGTTCCCGCGTACCTTTTGGGTATTGACGTAGGCGGTTACACCTATCAGAACGCCAGTCAAGCCAAGCAAGATCTATATTTGTTTGCGGCGAAAAATTATATAGAGGTTTTTAACCAAACGCTTTCGGCTAACAACGTGCTACCAAACGGTACCTATGTATGCCTAGACGTCGATAGTTACTTAGAGGAAATGAATACCGAAGGCGCATACGTCGAGGAAACAGTTAGCCCGACAGAAATACCAAACCAACCAAACCCAATGAACGAGGATTAACCCCATGATTAAATTTCAACCTTCACCGATCACCATTGACGCCGCCGCGCCTGACGGCACCCCGAAGCGTACGATTATGGGCCTTGCGGTTCCGTATGGCGTAGACGCGACAACTTCGGACGGGACTACGGTGCGCTTTATGCCGGGGTCAATGCCAACCGAAGGCCAAGCGCCCGTCCTACTTCAATACCACGACAACACCCGCCCTATTGGCGTTGTAACCGCTCGCGTTGAAATGTCCGACGGTATGTACTTCGAGGCTCGCATTAGTGACACGGCTAACGGCCGTGAAGCCTTGACGTTAGCCATGGACGGCGTACTAACTGGCGTAAGCGTTGGGGCGACACCTACCGCATGGTCCTACGACGAAAACGGCGTAATGGAAGTTACGGCCGCTACATGGGCCGAACTCTCGGTGGTCCCCATGCCGGCATTTTCCGATAGCCGTATCCACCAAATAGCCGCGCAAAGTGGTAATAATAGTAATCAGACGGAACCCGACGCCGACGAAACCACCGAAGTATCCGAAGTAGAGGAAACCGAAACCATGTCCGAAGTCACCGAAAACGCCGTAAACATTGAGGCAAGTACACCAGTAACCCCACTATGGGCACAGGTAAACCACGGGGTAAAATTGCCTAGCCCGTCCGAGTACATGGCCGCGTTCGCCGCAGGTCCTACCGCATTCGCAGAAATGAACGGCCGCATTAAAGCCGCCGCGCCAAATATCACCACCGCCGATACGCCCGGTATCTTGCCCGAAATTATTACCGGCAGCGTGTACGACTCGCTTAACCCAATTAGGCCTTTCGTCTCTGCTATCGGGACTAAGGCGTTACCAACAGCCGGCGCAACCTTCCGCCGCCCCGTAATCACGGTACGCCCCGTCGTAACGCAACAGCCAACAGGCCAGTTAAACGCGCTCGATCCTTCAACCGTGACCGTTGCCAACAACGACATTTCAAAACTAACTTTCGGTACATACGTCACCGTGTCGGAACAAGATCTCGATTGGTCCGACCCTGCTTCAATTAACATCATTATCGAACAATTGGCTATCGCATACGGACAGGCAACCGACAACTACGCCGTAGACACTTGCCACGCCGCAATTACCCAAACAAGTTCCGTAGCAGATACCGCCGTAGGTGCCGATTGGGTAACCGCAATTTATGAAGGCGCTCGCCAAATTTCGGCTAACAGCAACTACCTTCCTACCCATATGGTCGTCACACCCGCCACATGGGCGGCGCTTTCGTCGTCCGTAGACGATCAGAACCGTCCGGTATTCCCATACACGGGCGCGCCTAACCTTATGGGTCAAAACGCCGCAGGCACTTCGTCTGCTACCTCATGGAACGGAAACCCATTGGGCCTAGTTCTTGTAGTGGACAAAAACGCGCCGGGTTCATTTATGGGACACGCCGCAGGACCCGCCGCAGGTTTCGAGTTCTACGAACAAATGAAGGGCGCTATTTCCATTGACGTACCTTCAACCTTGGGCCGTACTATTGCGTTCCGTGGTTACGCCGCGTCATTTATGGCAGACGCTACCAAGTTCGTTAAGTTCGTTTAATCCGAAAGGCGGGTATCCGCTATGGCGGTTTATTCAATAACCCACCACCAACGGTTAGACGACTACGCGGTAGTACAACTATTAACTAACGCCGACATAACACCGGGCGACACGATTACGGTTGCGGGTTTAGGCCACGGCTTAAACGGTACTTACACGGTTTACGCTTGCCCGTTGTTTCTTTATACGGGCGTAGACGACCAAGGCGATCTATTACTAGACCCCCAATTTCCTATTGAGAACCAAGTTCTTTTTTATGACGTAGGGGCCGCATTAGAACGGTCCGAAGCAATACCAAACGGGACGCTAACTATTACGCCCGTTTGTACTTGGATCACCGCAACAAATATCGAGGACTGGCTAGGTATCGGCACCGCGACGGCCGCGGACCTCAGTTTCCTAACCCAATGCGCCGCGGCCGCTAATGCTTTTTGTTATCGCCGTCGTCGTGAGGCGGGCTACGTCGATAGTTTGACTACTTCCCCGTCGGGCGACGTCACGCTTGGAACTATTCAATACGGCGGAATGCTTTACCGCCAACGCGGATCTATCGACAGTTTCGCAAGTTTTGACGGCATGGGTGGCGGACCCGTAACGGGCCTAAACGGCGTCATTAAACAACTATTGGGTATTGACCGCCCACAGGTTGCCTAATGCCCGTACAAGCCTTTACAGACTTGTTTAACGAGTGCCTAGACGACCTAGCGGCCAAACTTGGAACCATAACGGGGCTTCAAGTAGTCACCGACCCGCGTAACCTAGTCCCGCCATGCGTATTCATTGACGCCCCCACATTCGAAGCGTGGAACGGCAACATAGTAAAAATGACGTTTCCCATTCGTTGTATCACGCTAGGACCCGGCAACCTTGACGCCCAACGGTCACTAATGAACCTTGCCGCCAAAGTTCTTAATTCAAATGTTGGCGTAACAACTGGACGCCCAACTATGGCCATTATCGGCGGGGTAGAACTTCCCGCATATGATCTAGTTGTAAACATTCAAGCCCAAACGAGTTAGACCATGTATGTAATTCTTTCCAAACGTATAGGCACCGTAGGCGCGTTTTACGACGCCGACAGCGCCAAGGCAAAAGGCGTAGATATTGCCGCACTAATCGCGGGCGGGTTCATTGGCGAACCTTCCCCCACAAAAGCCCCGAAACCTAGTAAAGTCAAAACCACAACCGAAACCGAGGAATAAAAACCATGGCAACAAGCACCATTTTATCAAACCCCGTAGTAACCGTTAATAGCGTCGATCTGTCGGACCAATGTACTTCGGCCACGTTTACACAGCGTTACGCCGAACTAACCGCTACGGCGTTTGGCGACGTAGACAACAAGTACGTTAAGGGGTTAGGCGACCATGAGGTAACGCTTGACTTGTATATGTCTTACGCCGCGTCTGAAACCTACGCAACATTGAAGGACCTAGTAGGCACCGCAACTACCGTCGTTGTGAAACCCGCCGTAGGTACAGATAGTGCCACAAACCCCGGCTTTACCCTAACCGGGGCTTTCTTGGCCGAACTACCTCATTCGTTTGCTCTTGCTGAATTAAGCACCACCTCAATAACGTTTCATGGCGGCGTTTACACCGCAGACGTAACCCCGTAACCGAAAGGCCCCGACATGAACATAACAATTCGAGTAGAACGAAACGGCGAAACCGCCGACGTAAAAACAAACCTTTACATAATGATTATGTGGGAACGCAAATACAAAAAACGTGCTTCCGACTTAGCGAACGGTATCGGTTACGAGGATTTAACATTTTTTGCGTATGAGGCGTCAAAACTTGCGGGCCTTACCGTTCCCGTTTCTATGGACGATTACGCCAAAACAATTACCTTATTAGAAGTGGTGGACAATGAACCCACAAACCCTACGCAAGCGGGACCTATTCCCGCCAACTAGCCGAAATACTGGTAGTTACGGGCTACTGGCCACCGAACATACCGATAGATACACGCGACATAGCAACAGTTATAGACGTGTTGGACAAGCAGGCTAAGAATGCCCGTCGCAAGTGATCTACAAGTTTTCGGTATTCAAGAAACTCTAAAAGAACTAAACGATTTCGACCCGTCGTACCGTCGCCAAATAACTAAGGACATTCAAGGCGGCGCAGGAAACTTAATTGTTACTAGCGCCCGTTCCATGATCCCAACGGACTACCCGCTAACGGGTATGGCCCGTGGTTCAATTATTAAAGGCCGCGCCGAAACTACGTTTAATCTTAAAAACGTTTCTAATGGCGTAAAAACACTTGTAGCCAAACGGGGAAGTAAAGAACGGTCCGTAACTTTTACACGCCCGTTGTATTTAGACGGCAACGCCGTACCGGGTGCCTATACGCAAACCGTGGACTACAAAGCCCGCCCGTTCTCGCTATTGACCGCCCAACAAAAAGACGCCGCAGGCGCTATATGGGATCATGCGGGCGTAAACGGAAGTAGCCAATTCGTACAAAACCTAATAACCCAAGGGAAACAACAAAACCCCCAAGCGCCCCGCGCATTAGCGCCCGCCGTTGGGGCCGTCATGCCCGAAGTGGAACGGGAAGTATCGGCCATTTTGGACCGTGTTAGTGAGATAATGAACAAGAAACTACGGATCGAAAGGCGCGACTAA